GCCCGTTGATCCGCACGTTCTGAGGTTGTTCGTTCTGGCCCAGGATGCGGACGATGCGCTCTTGGCTGTAAACGTGTGGGATCAGGTCAACAATGATGTTACCCGCCTGTCGGATGGCGCGGCTCATGTTGTCGATGAAGTGGAACGTTGAGGTGTCACCTTCACGCACGCGCTTACTAATTGCTACGCCGCTAATCTCATTGGACTGAGCGCCCATCGAGGCATCGTGCAGGCCCATGACTGACTTCATGTCGTCAGATGCGTTGAGTGCTTCTTGTAATGCACCAGCAGGCGGGCCAGCAAACGGCTGCCGTTGTGGGGGGATGTCGCCGTCGTATTCGAGAAAGGGCAGCGTCTCGGTGTTGGCTACTTGCCAATTTTGCAAGTCAGTCTCAAATGCGCCGGTTGGGCCAATCCAAGGGGCCTTTGGCGCCAACGCAACCAATTCAGTCGTCGTCGTTCGCCAGTAGTTGTACATCCGCTGCGCGTCTTTTGCGAAATGGATCAGGCTGTAAAAGTGACGCTCGCCCTCATAATATACTTCTTCACCATACACAGGGATAATAGGGATAAACGAACCTAACCACTCATCAGTCTCTAGCAGTTCTTTGCCGTTCATAATGTGGCGCGTGACTACTTGCTTAGTTGATTTGCGCGTCTTCACAATTTCAAACCCGAGAGTCTCAAGCATATCTTCGCCGCCCATTTGCTCAAGCGTCTCGTCGTCGATCACCTCGCCCGTGTTTAGTAGGTGAATGTCGTATTCTTCATCTCTACGGCACCAGTACTCAGCAACGCGGATGGAATCATCATCAAACCACAGTGCTTGAGTGTCGTTGACACTACCCATGCTAAAGTCGGTCATTTCCGCATCTGGGTATGTGGCTTCGTATTCATCTTTCGGCATCATCTCGGTGATGAAGCAATACTTCCAGTCCGAGCCGTCAGCCGATGTCGAGTTAGCGTCAGGGTAAACGGTAACAGGGTTGATAATCCGGTCAATGGAGATTTCCATGTCGAACGTGTCGTTGTCGCAGTAGTCAACATCAACGCGGAAATAACCCATGCCGCCACTCGCAGCACAGTCGATGGCCGTGTCATATGCGAGGTCAGCCTTGGACGTGCTTTCGATGTTGCGGATCAGGCCGTTGATGACCTCTGCCGTCTTAGGATCAGCTTTGCTGTCTTGGGGATGGACTTTGATCTGCGGCTTGTTCTGTCGGGCGTCGTTGGACACCTGACGAATGAATGATGGCATCCGGTTGACGGTAAGCATGGGCCTGCCATCTCGACGCCTGTTCTCTGCGTCGTCGTCATCCCATTGTTCACCCATGCGCGCAAAGCGAATGTCACGCTCATACCGGCGCTGGTTGTCTTCCCAAACTTGCTCTGATTGCTCGAAACGCTCAAGAGCCTCTTCGTGAAGCTCTTTATCTTTGTCAGCTTTAGTTGCCATTAAACGTCCCGCCAATCAAATGGAGAATATAAATTTGTAGCACAAAGCAAGCGCATACTCAACCCATCCATCCTGATTTGCGGACGCTTGTGCGAGGCTTTGCTTTCTTCCTGATCAGCGACGGGAACAGCTCGGTAAACAGCCACACCGCGCTGTCCACTCGGTCAGGTGATCCGTCGCCTTCATACCCTGCTGCCGTCATCTGACATAGCTGCATTTCAAGTTCGGGGAATGCGCCAACGTGGCTGATCTGGTGGTTGTGGTATAGGGCGCTAATAGGCTCTGCTCGGACGTGCTTGCCCCTGGTTGCTGTGACCTCGACTACCTTGATGCCTGGGCGCACTGACTGAAGCGTATGCTTAACCATGTCGCCACCCTGGTTGCGCTCGACCACGATGGCGTCCGCTTCCCAACGGTCATATGTTGCAATGGCCCGCTCTGCCCATTGGCGAGGCGAGCCCTTCATCGACACGTCGTCCAACAGGTAGCCGCGCTGGTCTTCACCCAGGCCACCGACAGTAATGCCGTGTTCGTCGCTGCCCGTCTCCGCTGAGATAGCAGGGTCAACCGACACCAAGATGCGGTTCATCACCGGGGCTTCTTCTCTCCGGTTTGTGTGGATGTTCTCCATGTCGAAGATGGCACCAGACACACGGGGCATATACTCGCCCATCCAAACATGAGCGTACATTGCTGGGTCACGCTTGCGGTCTTCTTCCATTTCGGCACGCAGCACCTGGGGGAAAAACTTGTTATGGTCGTAATTTACTTTGCGAATAATGGCGTCTTCTGGTGGCGTTGGACCTCGGAAGAATTGATCAATAGGGTCAGACGGGAAGCGAGGGTTCCAGCTTGCCCATATCTCGGAGTTCTCCGCACGTATCGTAGGCCTGAGTGTTCGCCATGACCCTGCCGAGAATACCTGGGCTTCTTCAATCCAGGCCACGTTAAACCCTTCAAGGCTCTTCGCGTTCTCGGCGTTGGTGTTGTTCATGCCCTGGAAGATGATGACGCCATTTCCTGGGGTAATGATGCGGTCCCGCTGTATCTCAAACCTCTTGGCTAACCCCATCTCGTAAATCTTGTCTTCGATGAGAAGCTTAGCGCTCTCTTGCAGGGACTTCTGGATTTCACGTATGCAGACGCCACGAAAGCCCTTGGACCGCTCTGCGTTGCCCACCATGCACTCAGCGAAGAAGTGCGACTTGGCACCACCTCGCCCGCCATACAGCGCCTTAAATCGTGATGGCTTCATAAGGTCGTTGCAAAAGTCGTAGGCTTGACCTACTCGGAACCCCATAAGACCAGCGGCTCCCCATCTCTGCCGGAGTGTTCATGCCGTGTGGTGTCGGAGTAATCTTCGCGGAACCTGTTCTTCATTTGGAAGATGAGCGAGGTCGCGTTGCCCTGCCCTTCTTTGGCTTGGTTCTTGGCTACGTCTTCCCACCATTTTTGTGATCTAAGCTGTGATGCTTTTACGGCGTCGGAAAATTCTTGGTACTTTGATATCCATTCGTAAAGCGTGTCTTTGGATATATTTAATATCAATGCCGTTTCGGCCATGCTCTCTCCGTTGTCGCCTACCCCTTCCAACGTCTTGAGCATTACCTTATCGTACTTGGTTGGGCGACCTACCGGACGTTTAGCCATCACTGTATTCCTTTTGGTTCATCATGCAGCCGATAGCTTACCGACTTTTCCAATTCATGTTCGCGTGCGTCTTTAACTAATTCGTAAAACTCGTTGCGCTTTAGCTTTTTCAGTAGCGCGTGCGTATCAACTTCTTTATCGACGGCGGCAACAAAGTCCAGCATCAAGTCGATCTGCCGATACTGGTCTTCGAGTATTGTATTAATAAATTCGTCTATCGTTACCGTTTTATGATCCACAGCATATTCCTAAAAAGGCAAATCATCTCTCGGAATTTTTCCCGAACGAATAGCAGACACTTCCGAACCTGGGAATAAATCCTTCGCCCTTCCAAGCCCCGTCTTGCTTTCCCACTTATGAAGTATTCTAGCAATTTCTGGCAGATTGTAAATATGCCCCTCAACGCCCTGCTTAGAGAGGTGTGTTGCTTCAGCCAGTGACGCAACGACTGTAAAGCTGTTGCCCTGGTCGTCCGTAGCAACCATCGCTGCCGCTTCGATAGGCTTATGCCCCAGCTTCGTGGCTTCATCATCCAGCGCCTTCCATGCCCGCACCATGACCGATGCCTTTTTCTCAACGGCCTGATGTTCGTCCTCGTTAATGGCTTTGTCGAGCTTTGCTTTGGCCGTGCCAAACTTCGCTGCCGTCTCAACACTAACCAGCTTGAGCAATCTGCCCACACCCCACTTGCTCTCCATTTCGTGTGCGATGCCGTCCACAGGCTGGATTGCGGCATAAATCTTTTCATAAGCGATGCTGCCGATGAAGTCGGGGTTAGTTATTCTGTCAGCCTTTTGCATTTTCTACTCCCTATTGGTTGTGTCGCTGCTGCCAGCGGCAGTAGGTAAAAGTTCTTCCGGCGTGCTAGGGAACCTTGGTGCATCGATCCCCAAGGGAGAGGCACTGCGCACTTCTTGCGCACTTCTCGCACTTCCTAAAGTGCGAAAGTGCGAGTGCGCAGTTCCCTAGTACGCCGAAAGAACTTCTGCGCACTTTTCTGCGCACTTCTGCGCAGTTCTTGCGCATTTCTTTTTTGAGAACTGCGCACTTTATCACGAGACATTTCCAGGCTGTTTTGACCAGTCCACAAAGACGCCATCTTCATCTTTTCTCGTGGCACCGTTTTTATAGTTTTCAACCTTAAGTAGGCCATTAGTAACCCAAGTCTTAACTATTTGCTTGGCATCTGACTTGCTCTTTTCAAGCACATTGTCGACGATGGCGTTGCCAACCCACCGCTTGGATTGAGCGCCTAAAAGGAACTGCTGGTCGTCGTCAACGCCCTTGTCGATGATGTTAAGGATGTTGTGTATTTTCTCCATAGTCAGGCCATCAAACGCATCAGGCGGCGTCCATACGTCGAGATAGCCGACACTGTCGCCTTCGCTACCAAACGGTCCATTGTTGAGATGTACAGACTGCCGCTCGCACCAAACAGCCTTAGACACTGGCGCAGACATATTCCCCTTAGCGTCGTCTATGCGCACGTAGAAGCGCCTACGGTCAGGCGCGATGCCCAACGCATCAGCATCCTTCTCTGACATCTCAGACAGCGTCCTAGCAGCCCTGACGGCCCCTGATATGGCACTGGCACCTCTAGCCAGGGTGAGATCGCCATTGGCGTGCGCTGTGCCTGTCGGCGGCTTCCTGACGTGGTGAATCATATCAATGGCGCAGCCTGCCTTGTCGGCCACGTCGCCCAGAATTGTCAGCACAAAGTCGATGGCCTTGTTGTCGTTTTCGTCAAGGTAATGCGCCTTAACAAACGGGTCGATGCTGATTACGTCAATTTTGTGGCGCGTGATCTGCTCATATAAGGCATCAGCGTCTGGCATTTGAATTAGTGTGTTATGCCCACCCTTATCGGCCACGATAACCTTGCGGTCACGGCCTGAGTTGATGAACAGCTTATCCTTGATGTCCTCATACGTGACCTTGTACGCCTTCATAATCCCCAGCAGGCGGCGCTCTAATTCTTCGAGCGGGTCTTCCAGGTTATAGTGGCACACCCTCAGTTGGTCATGCGGGTTGTCATGCAGTAACTTTTTGTTAAGAACCATCGACAAGGCATCTGTTAGCGCCAAAGTCGTCTTGCCAATACCACCGGCGCTGATGGTCGCTGACACGTAGCCGCGCACTAGGTGGTTGCCATACAGCCACTGCCGCTGTGGAATATCCTTGGCTAGTATGTTACGGAATGGCGTGATGATGAGCGGGTTGTCCGCAACAATCTCCCCGGTTTCTTCATTAAA